AACAACTACCAGAACCTTTGTCTGATGCATTGTTTGATACAAAGCTTACACAGAAGCAAAGGAAGTTTGTCATATTACTGACACACTATGAAGGAACTAAGTCTGCATCACAGTGTGCATTTGAAGCTGGATACTCACGAAAGAGAGCCAAGGTAACTGCAGCTGAACTTCGGAATCCAAAGATGTATCCAGAGGTTGCAAAGGCAATTGAAGAAGAAGAACGTGCACACATTGAAAAATATAAGGTAACAAAAGAAAGACATTTATCCATTATGGCTAGACTCAGGGATGCAGCAGCTGGTGCTGGGAACTTCAACGCAGCTGTAGCAGCAGAGACTAGGAGAGGTCAGGTTGCAGGTTACTACATAGATAAAAAAGAAATTAAAACAGGATCAATTGATCAGATGTCAAGAGAGGAGACTGAGGCAAAGCTAAAAGAGATTATGCAACAGTTTTCGATTGATGGTGATTACGAAGAGTTGTTAGAAATAGAAAATAAGTCTTGACTATCTAATTAGTTGGGAGTATATAGTAAAAATGTTCGTAGGCGAAAGCAGTCTGCAAAAAAACAGGTGCCTACAGCATATTAAAAAAGGAGAAAGTTATGCATATTGATAAATACGTGGTCAATAATATTGGTACAAAGTGGACTAATGGTAAAAGAAAAAAAGATCAGCTGTTAGCAAGTCTTGATGGCACTGACGGTATTGATTTAAAAAAGTTAGTGCCTTTGTTAGAGCAGTGGCATGAAACAGTTAATGGTGAGTGGTCTACAAGAGATATTGAGTTAATAATTAATGTGAGAGATACGGAGGATAGAAGATGAAGCTATCAGAAAATATGACGCCGATACAAATGTTACAAACTGTTTCTGGTATTTGTAAAACAAATGGTAAGTTAGATTGGACAGATACTGGTTTAACACCAGAGCAAGAGTTTCGATTTATTGCTGATATGATTGATACATATATTGAAACACAAGACAAAGGTAGTGAGGGGGCAAATCAAGATGGGTAAGAATTATGATTACACTCATATCTTTGATGGTGTGTATCCACTAACGGAGTACACACCACTTCCGATGACAGAGCAAATGTTTTGGAGGCGTATTGGTTGGTTACAACAAGCTATGATCAGAGCTGATAATTTTGAGTTTCGTTTGCTTTGGTTTAATAAATTACAAGAGTTGATGAGGTTACAGCCATGAAGATTTATGATTGGGTACTAATGGGTATAGGCATTTTATTTTTAGTTGGAATAAAACCATTACTGATTATCTTAATATTAATTACTGCTTTCATGTATGCGTTTTGATTCCATAGCTCAGTTGGTAGAGCAATTCACTTTTAATGAATGGGTCGTAGGTTCGAATCCTACTGGAATCACCAATGAAAGAATCTAAATTTTGGAAGTGCATCAAAGACAATTTAAGCGATGTCTTTTGGTGTCGGTTAGAGAGTTGGGCGTCCCCTGGTGTACCAGATGTGTATGGTTGTGCTGATGGCATTTCGTTCTTTTTAGAGCTTAAAACCGTAACCCAGCGTAACCGATTGCAAATTTCACCCTTCCAAAAAAGTTGGCATTTTAGCCATAGTTTGCAAGGCGGTCGTTCATTTATTATGCTTCAGCACCACGAGCAGAGGTTACTGTACATATTTCAAAGCTCCATTGCGCATCAAATATCTCCATCGCCACCCTATCACACTAGTAGTATCACGCATCCCTGGCCTTTGAAGGGGGACGCCTGGCAGCAGGTACGGGAGTGGATTCTCCATTGTCCATTGCAGAAGCCAGAAACTGGCTGACCCATTACAGTAGTTGAGTCTTCCCTGCAGCTGGTGCAGCTCACCAGTTCTCCATCTCCATTGTCAACCGTTACTTCCCGTTACCTGTGTATAAGTAAGTTCAGGGAAGGCGACACCTGCTGGCGAAGATGCCGTGTGCAAAAGAATTTGCATTTTGCCCTTGACTATCGAATAAGATGGGACTATATAGCTATTAGGGGACGAGTCCAGTCAGGTAGCTCCTGACCAATCCAGAATGTGAATAAGAGAGGCGTCTGGCGTTCCCGCGCATAGAAAGGAAAATTATGACTGAAGCATTAAAGAAAGATTGGGAGAAGACCTGCGCAGAGCGCATTCAGGAACAGTGGGAGCTGAGGAAGAAAGATCTTAAGAACAATGAGTTCGAGCCTCTGGGCTTTGACTACGTAGAACCGCATACATTCACCGACCAATTGGAAGGTTATTGGAGATGGCAGTTCTCCTGGGGCGGGCCCAGCGACGAGCTTCGTGGATATGTTAACGAACACAAAGAACTACATCGCCTTGAATACTGGTTCATGGATTGGATGGATGGTGCTAAGCTGGAGCTGCAGCCTGGGCCAGAGTGGGACCAGATGCAGGAGATGATTGGGCTAACATGATCGCATTGCTCATTGGCGTCCTGTTGTTTTTTGTAGTTGCATCAGTAGTGGCCTTCCTTGCTGCGCACGTTTTCATTCTATGGTTTTGCATCACTCTGGCACTGGTGTTACTTGGTGTCGTCTGACTCTAGTCTCCATCCATCACCTGCGTACCTGACGGGAGTTGTGTTGACTATAGTAGTTCAGGAGTCCCTGCTGGGAAGGTCGTGTGAAAATAAAATAAAAAAAGTTATTGACAAATAAAGTGGGATAGTATATAAAGGGATAATTAACAGAAAGACGAAAGGAAAACTAAAATGTCAAAATCAGTTAATATCTTAGAAGTGCTAGAGAAAGCACACCAATCTATTGCTAGTGTTAGCAAAAGAAATAAACAAGCAATCATAGATAGCTATGGTCGTGCCTTAACAATGAAGAAAGTTATAGACGACTTCATAAAAGTTAATCGTAATCTTATCATTGATATGGGTATCGGCGAAAATGCTAATCTATTACATGGTAAGGATTACTCTCTTCATGTTTCGCAAAAACTTAGCGTTAAGGTTGATTCGAATCTCGTTAAGGAAAAACTTGGCGAGTTGGAATACCATAAATGTAAAGTACCAACGCAATATAAACAAATACAAGCGTTGCCTAAAGAAGAGGCAACAGTTCGTAGAAATAAAAAGGCAACAGTTGAAGAAGTTGCCGACTTCCGAATAACTGCCTAGTACCGATAAATTGCCTAGTCAGTTTTGCATTACCCATCACTAGTAATAGTGGTGGGTTTTGCTTCTTATAGTTTTAGCACTGCACACCCCGTACACCTGAGTTCCCCATTCGCATTACCAAGTCATGTGCTTTTGTGGTCGTGGCTTTAGTTATGGTTGCAACACCCCGTGCTGACGAGTTCTGTCAAGTTAAAAAAAAGTTTCGATAGTTGTTGATTATAAAATAAAATGGGAGTAAAAAGGTCTAAACAATAAACAAGGAGTTATAAATGCCTGATAATAACGACGACTTAAGAAACAGATTGGCTGTTTTAGAAAACCAATTAGGATTAAGAGATAATACTAATGTTAACACTAGGAACGATAATACTGCTGTTCAAGGCGATATCTTTGGCAGTAGTGGTAATATTAATTGGAAGGCTCTTTATAAACTATTAGAGAGTGAAGTAGAGGAGTTAGCCTTCGATCCAAATGCACCTCAATTCGTAAAGGATTGGGCTAGGAATTTAATCGCAAAACTGCGAACACGAGTTAGTCCTAGAGATTTACTCTAGTACTAAACCCAGCTGGGCAGGTGATAAGGGCAGGTAATACCTGCCCTTTTTTTATGCAGCGTACCAGTTACCAGGCAGCCAACGGCTAACTTAGCCAGGCAGCATCTCGTTCCTGGAGATGACCAAATCAACATTAGGTACTTACAACAGTCAGCAACCACCATATCTAGTTAGTTTGATCCCCACCAGACCATTTGGGCATGGCAGTCGCACAGCGCCTGTAAAAGTCAAGTTTTACACGAACGGAGATTATGGTATAACTTTTTTATGAATAATGAAAATTTGCCAACGGAATACTTAAAATACAAATTAAGGAGTTTGCAAATAAAAATGGCTGAGGAGTCCCGTTCCTCCTTTTTAAAATTTGTAAAAAAAGTTTGGCCAGAATTTATTGCAGGATACCACCATAAAATTGTAGCAAAAAAATTTGAAGATGTTTCACGTGGAAAGATTAAAAGAATCATTGTAAACATGCCACCAAGACATACAAAATCTGAGTTTGCCTCCCATCTTTTCCCAGCATGGATGTTAGGTAAGAATCCTAAACTAAAAATTATACAAACAACTCACACAGCTGAGCTATCTGATACATTTGGTAGAAAGGTTAGAAACTTGTTTGCGCAAGATGAATTTAAAGATGTTTTCCCAGATGTTACACTTTCTGAGGATTCTAAGGCAGCAGGCCGATTCAACACCAACAAAGGTGGTGAGTATTTCGGTGCAGGTGTCGGTGGAGCGATAACAGGTCGTGGTGCAGATTTATTAATTATTGATGACCCACACTCCGAGCAAGACGCCCTATATCCGTCAAAACTAGACAAAGCTTACGAATGGTACACCTCGGGACCCCGTCAACGTTTACAACCAGGTGGCACAATCGTTGTCGTTATGACTAGATGGTCCGAGATCGATTTGACTGCAAGGTTGCTTAACGCACAATCTGATCCTAAAG